TCATCACAAATATTTAAGTCAGGATTATGCCCACCAAGTTCATGGTATACAGATTTTCTCCATGCTCTAACATGGTCAGGAGCATACCAAATAATACCAACGCTATGACTGGTAGCAGGGAAACTATTAATCTTCATAAAAGTTTCTCCCCTAAATTCAACCCATTCATTGGTCCAACCATTGTCAGGGTTCCAGGGAATTTTATAAGCATCCCCTCTCATGTCATACTGAAGTTCTTCACTAAAAGCAAACCCAATCTCAGGATCTTGGAAAGCAGCATTTAGTTCTTCAAGGCAATCCAAAGTAAGAAGATCATCATGATCAACTTCTACAAGAATATCTCCCTGTCCTAGAAAGAATGCTTTGTTTTTAATAAATCCAACATTAGGATTTGTAATTCCAGTATGTAATTTTACTTGTGGATGGTCTTTGATTACTTGAGGAATGTCAGAAAGTCTACAATCTCCATTCAAATAAATGACCCACTCCCAGTTAGTATAAGTTTGATCCCTAATGGTCTCAAACAATTCTAATAGAAATGGAATATTTTTTTTACTATGCTCAGGAGTAATGATACTATACTTGTAATTAATCATATCAATCAAAAAAGAAAATATGGAATAGTCTTGAATCTTCTATGGTTGTACCAAAATATTCAGATGCTGCATGTATAGACTTTGCATCAAAGATAACCAGTCTATTAAAAATGTTCCCAACAACATCTACTAATTTGAATTTTGTTTTGTCATAAAATCCACCAGCAAATGCTTGATCTGAATTAGGATCAGACTCATGCCTTACCCCACTCTCATGAGCATAGAAAGAAGTGCCACATTGGTATGGAGCATTTGGTGTTAAGTATACCATCCCTGCCCAAGTTTGTCCATCCCAATGATAGACAAGAAGATCTTGTGGAGTGCAAAATTGAAACTTTCCACACATCCCATGGGAATCCCATTCTTTAATTTTGTGTCCCATTATATTTTCAATTTCTCTTTTAGTTCCAGGAACAAAATGCTGTTCAACAGTCCTTCTGCCTTTATACCAATGAGAACTATCCTCATATTCTTGCTGTAGAGCATACTCTCTTACTGCATGTGGGTCTGAATAGAAGTTATCAGCAACCCAAATCTTTTTATTGTAAGGACCAACAGTACTATTAGTTAAAAATCTCATGACTTAGGTAGGTTTGAAAGTGCAATATTTTTTAATTCTTCAATATAATTTCCTGTATCATAGTAACATGAGTTCTCAATCAAAAACATAAGCTCTGGGAAAGGATTCTTTCTTTCCTCAGTAAGTAGATAATTAGCCATACCTAGCATGGTAAGATAATCCCCTTGCTCTCCACAAATTTCACACAGTCTTACTAAATGCTCATTCCTTCTAGGACAAAACTTTCCTGCTCTATTGAAATACTCAATGGCATTTTCTGTATCCCCAAGGTATCTGTATGAATGTCCAATACAATACATTGCAAAGTATGCAAACTCATCAATTCTATCTGCAACTTTTGTTTCAAAATAGTTGTGAGTATAATTAACATACTCAAGGAAATAGTAAATTGATCTTCTAGCAAATTCTATCTGCTGTGAATGTTTAAGTGGGAATACTTCACATTTATAAGCATCAAAATAACTCTTACCCACATACCAAAAATGATATGTGTCTTCAAGCATTGTGTTTTCTCTGATCAATTTTTCTTCAAGCATCAAAGCATCAGTTACATACTTAGTTGGAGTTGCATAACTCTCACCTTCAGTAGTTCCAATGTGCCTGAAAGACAATGGAAGATTTACTCTTTGGAAATTCTCACCAATACCATCTATTTCAAGAGTGATAGTTTCATGCACAAGGTCATGATTGAATTTCCATGGCAATTTAGAATTCCAAATCCATGCTCTATAGTAAGTTAATCCTGGAGCAATAGATGGGACATGAAAACTTTGAATACTAGTGTCATTGAAGATTGACCAATCAAACTCATCATCAACTTCCATGTATTCATCACAGTCCATCTTCATGATCCAGTCACAACCATGATCTGCCTTTAGACAAGTTTGCAGAAGATGATCTCTATTCCATCCAAAACTAACCCATCCTTCTTCAACTTGATAAATGAATCCATTGACTTGATGTTCATTGCAAAAATCAGCTACAATTTGAGCAGTACCATCAGTAGATCCATTGTCCTGGAAAATAGCATAATCAATATATTTGTAGCAAGACTCCAACATTCTACGAATGTTTTTTGCTTCATTCTTGAACATTGTAATCAAGACAATTTTTGCCTGCTTATTCATGATGATCTCTTTTTAATAAGTTCTAAAATTTCTACATTAGTTTCTTGCTCTTTATATGGAGCATACAAAGCTCTTTTTCTTTTATCTACATTCTCAGGAGGATCAGTTAGGTAATAAAATGCTATACTTTTCCTATAAGTTCCTTCAGGGCAAGTTATAGGTTCTGGGAATCCATGCCAAGAATTTTGAGTAGTGTCAAAGATAACTGCTCTGTTAAAAACATTATCAATTACTTTTTCACATTTCTTAGGTTTGTTTGTTTGTTCATCATGTGACCAAAGTTCTAACCCACCACCCCAACTAGAATCCCAATCTTCTGTAAGATACAAAATAAGATTTAGTTTTCTTTGTAAATTTAATTTTGGATGTAAAGAGTAATCCAAGTGTACATTAAGTTTACCACCTGTTCCATGAATATGCCAGCCTGCCCCATGCAAACCTATGTCAGGATACAAAGATTGTATTCCTGTCATGCTCTTTAGTTTATTAACAATATCAGAAGAGCTTAGATGCATAAAAAACTCATAAGTTTTTGGAGGGAATTCCCACCAATCATTACAAGTTTTTTTATTTTCAAGTGGGTTATTGTAGCAATACCACTTTGGATAATTATAATCCATAAAATCATTAGATAATTTCTTTGCAGTATCTAATGGTAAAAAATTATCAATCACCCAATGATTAAAAGGATTCATCAGTATCTTGTATTAAAGAAAAATGTTTGGAATAGTCTTCCATTGTAATGGTTATTACCAAAATAATCTATAGAGGCATGGTATAACTTTCCTGGATATAAAATTAATCTATTATAAACATTACCAACTCTATCTACAACTTCCCATTTAGTATAATCATATGCATCCTCACCATGATCAGCACTGCCTACAGACATCCTTTCTCCAGATTCCTTGTGTCTATAAAGAGCAGTACCACCACTTAAAGGAGCATCTGGAGTAAGATAACAAACCCCTGCCCACATGTTGTTGTAGTCAGAATGAATCCATGTGCGATCCATTGATGTGCAGATTTGGAATGCTCCAGTGTAACTGTTTCCTTCTGCATCAACTAACCAATCAGTGACACCTCCTGCAGCATGTGATACAAGAGCATCAATAACTTGCTTATGACTATCATTTAAAAATGATTTAGTCCTAAGTCCTGGATAGTTTCCCCTTACAGCAAACTCCTGAGACAATGCAAAATTTCTTACACTATCAGGATCATCATAAAAATCATCAGCAACAATAAGATTAACCTTCATTCCAGTATGCCCCTGTTCTAGAACAATATTTTACATCAGGATCAATAGTTTTAAAACCTTCCCATCCAGGTTCTCCCTCTGCAACTCTTTTACCATGGAAATAATCACCAATATGATTAACCATCATACCTCCATCACTGGTCTTTAAAAGACCTGCACCAATTCTATACTTGCCTGCAAGGTACTGGGCAATCACGGACTCTGAAGGATTGTATCCTGTCTCTTCTAGGATAGGTTCCTTAGCAATCCATGCTGGATACAGAGACATCAACATCCAGAAATATGGAGTTGCTTTTTCATACCTATAATTTTTGAAGATTACATCATCTTCTTTTACACCAATATCTTCTGTCTCATGAGTGTACCAGTTATTTCTTTTCAATTGGATCTGAGACAAAGTATTATCTTGCTGCAGAAGTTCAATTAAATCTAATACTTTTAATGGTTGCATTACTTCAACATCATCTTCATGATGGAAGATGTAATCATAATCTCTCTGTCTAACTAATTCAAAAAGTTCTTGCCAAGTTTTTGTAATGCCTTGATTTTCTTCATGAAGAATAACTTCATTATATCCATTAGAGATTACAAACTCTGCTAGTGATTCATTATCTCTTCCTGTTGGATAGTCATCAATAAACAAATGGTGAACATCCAATCCACTAAAATCTAAATTTTTATTTGCCTCAAATGTTTTCTTAAGGAACTCTACTCTATTGGTAGAGAAAACTACATGAAGTAATTTCATTATGATTCCATACTATCTGTATTATGTATCTTGATATTATCATGTCTCTTTGAACATGCCCCACGAGCATATGCCCTTGCCATACTATCTACATTGGAACAAGGTTTATCAGATTCTCCACAATAAGGACATTTAGAATTTGGGGGATCATTAGGGTACGAAAACTTTGGCATCGCTTTTATTCAATTGCTTTTTAACTGGTTGCATTGGTTGCCTTCCCCTTAAGTTATAAGGATCAACACCTTCTGGAATTGGATCATCCCACTTACCACCCAAATCAACAATCTCATTAGTTGGAAGTGCTTTAGGCATTTCAACATCAATTACTTGACTCATCAATGTTTTGTTTTTTACAATTTCACGATTTTGGGCATCCATATACATCATCATTCTTGCATCTTCAAAATCCCCACAGTCACAAATCTTTCTTCCAGTTCTTCTTTCTCTTACTGAGAAGTAATCTTCACTGTTGTACTTGTTCATCTTCTGAATCCTTTTCTTCATTATAAGATACTTTGAAAGGTCTGTAAAGTTGTGGCCAAGTATCTCTGATTATTTCTGCTAGTTTATAAGGTGTTTCTGAAGTAATCATAGTTGTTAAAAAAGTAAAAAACCACCCCTTTTGAGGGTGGTTTGACTCATGTTATGAGTAGGATTCACCCAATGGAAGGTGCAGTGAGAGCAACAGAAGTTGTCTCAGCAGCAGCAAGATCAAGAGGGAAGTTGTGAGCATTTCTTTCATGCATCACTTCCATACCCAGACCACCACGATTCAGAATGTCTGCCCAAGTAGGGATAACACGGTTCTGACTATCAGTAATAGACTGGTTGAAGTTGAAACCATTCAGGTTAAATGCCATGGTGCTAACACCAAGAGCAGTAAACCAGATACCAACTACAGGCCATGCAGCAAGGAAGAAGTGCAGTGAACGTGAGTTGTTGAATGAAGCATATTGGAAGATCAGACGACCAAAGTAACCATGAGCAGCTACAATATTGTATGTTTCTTCTTCTTGTCCAAACTTGTATCCATAGTTCTGTGACTCATTCTCTGTAGTCTCACGGACAAGAGAAGAGGTGACAAGAGATCCATGCATAGCAGAGAAAAGAGAACCACCGAAGACACCAGCAACTCCCAGCATGTGGAAAGGGTGCATAAGAATGTTGTGTTCTGCTTGGAAAACAAGCATGTAATTGAAAGTTCCTGAAATCCCCAGAGGCATCGCATCAGAGAAGGATCCTTGACCAAAGGGATAGACCAGAAAAACTGCGCTAGCAGCAGCAACGGGTGCAGAGTAGGCAACACAAATCCAAGGACGCATACCCAATCTGTAAGAAAGTTCCCATTCACGTCCCATGTAGGCATAGATACCAATCAGAAAGTGGAAGACAACCAGTTGGAAAGGTCCGCCATTATATAGCCATTCATCAAGTGAATTTGCTTCCCAGATTGGATAAAAGTGAAGTCCAATAGCATTGGAAGAAGGAACAACAGCACCAGAAATGATGTTGTTACCATACATGAGTGAACCAGCAACAGGTTCTCTAATCCCATCAATATCGACAGGAGGTGCAGCAATGAAAGCAACAATGAAACAGATAGTAGCAGCAAGAAGAGTAGGGATCATTAGTGTCCCAAACCAACCAACATAGAGTCTATTGTTAGTTGAAGTTACCCACTCACAAAACTGTTCCCAAGTATTGCTCTCACGCCTTTGGGCGATTGAAGCGACCATAAGTATAACTCCGTTAAGTTTTTTAAAAAAATTGTTAAGGAATGTTTCCTTTCCTTAATACTTATTTATCATAGCATTGTCTTGGATCCCTGTCAAGTTGTTCAAATAGAAGGGCATCCATAAATAAGTAAGTGCCTCACTAACTAATATGGCAAAATCAGCAAATAAAGGCAAGAAAGGATCCAATGGATCTAAACAGAATCAAGGAAATGCTACTGCCAAAAAAGCAAAAAATGGTGGTAAGAAAAAGTGATAGAATTGATTGCTTTTATGATTGTTGGATATGTTGAGATTAGTCCTGGAAGTTGTGAAGTTAATTACCTTAGATACAATGAAGTACACTCACTTGTGATCCCATGCCACGAGAATGGAACACCCCTAAAAGGGAGTGTTGGAATGCTCCCATACATCAAATACTTAAAGCAATAGATAACCACACAAGATTGTGGATGGAAACTGGAGATTACTGGCATGAAAAACAAGCACAAATTCTTAGGGAATACGTCAAAGATTTAAAAGTTTGGATTCATAAAGAAGAAGGAAGAAGATAAATAGTCAGGAAACTACCTTGAAGGATTATGAAAAGACTTCTATTAGCCTTTTCGTTATTCTTTATCACCCCTGTAAGTGCTGCTGAAATTACATCAAAAATTACTGACTCTGTACAACTTAAGGTTGATGCTGCTGCTTCACAAGCAATCAGAGTTGGAGGTCAATACTCCGTCTCAGGCACAAATATCCAATCATCTACATTTGGCGGTGTAGGTGGTGCTGGAACATATTCAATCAATACTTCTGGACAAGCATTTACTTTTTCAGAAACTTTAATTGATGCAGACACCTTACCTAACTCTGTATCCACTGGTGCTATTGCTCCTTATGGAAATATTACCTCTACTGCTGCTGGTTCTGCTGGAACTCTTGCTGGTACTCTCTCTGGCACATCAGTTCCCACTGTAACTGCTGGTGGAGCTGGAACTTCAGCAACTGCTCAAAGATCTATTGAATTAAGTGTATTCAAATGAGACATATAACTCCCGTTCTGCTTTTAGCATCGGGAGTCATTTGTACTCCTGCATATGCTGAAAGTGTTGTGCCTAATTTTACCAGAGGTACTATCACTGCTACCACAGAAACTCAAACAAAAATCATAGAATCAATTCGTCAAGTTGAATATACAACTGGCACATCTTATACTGTAACTGGAACTAACATTAACATTCCTGGCAGTCCTTCATATGGACAATCTTATAGTATCATAAATCAAGGTGCTCCATTCCAGTTTAGTGAGACTTATCTCGGACCTGGAGTGGCTAAGGAAACATGGATAGATCGAACTACAGAACAAAAATCCACCACAAACTCAGTATCTGTCTTTACACAGTAATTTTTTCTGGGGCAGCATTTGCCCAACAAGCTCCTAGTAATACCAATATTGCTGGACCTAGTGCTAGTGCTACAGGAAATGTTACTAACCAAGCTGTACAAGTTTTACAGGGTCCTTTTGCCGTCAATACTTATGGAGGTGGGGTCAGTTGCCAAGGTCCAACTTTGAGTGTTTCTCCATTTATTTTAGGAAATTTAAATGGAAGTAAGGACCCAGCAACATATCAATCATATACTGGTAACAGTGGCATATCAATGGGATTTAACTTTCCCTTAGATGGATCTCTACAGGAACTTTGTAAAGATAGAGTAAGGACTGAAATTGCTAGACAGAATGCAGAAGCAGCAAAAGCAAGACTTGACTTTGAATTAGTTAGATTACTGAAATGTGGTGAAGCGATTAAGACTGGAATATCTTTTCATCCAGAGAGTCCTTATGCAAAAGTTTGCTCTGATGTAGTAGTCAGATATCCACAAGCATCTAAATAAAATTAAAAATGTTTATAGCAAAAAGAATTGCTTTTATGAGTGAACTTTTGTATTTTGAAGAAGATACAAAATGGACCCCAGACAAATCAAAAGCAAAACAATTTACAACTAAGAAAGAAGCAATTAAAGAATCAGATAGAGCAGGTCTCTATGAAATTATAGTAGAGGAAGTAAAATGAAACATTTAGCATTAGGTTTATCAATTGTTAGTTTAAGTATCAGTGGAGCACTTTGTTATGGTGCTTATGTGACTTATCAGAAAGCACAGAAAATTCTTGATAATCCAGAAGAATTTGTTGGTGCTGTTGTAGAGAAACAAGTCAGCAAAGCATTTGAAAAACTACCTATTCCCAAACTAAATACAGAGAAGTTTAAATTACCATTCTAATGTCTGATAGAGATCCTTACATCTATAGAATACGTTCAGTTCACAAGGTTGTAGATGGCGACACTATTGATGCTGACATTGATTTGGGTTTTAATATCTCTCTTACTAAGCGAATTCGTCTTGCTGGTATCGATACCCCAGAGAGCAGAACAACTGATGCAAAAGAAAAGACGCTTGGTCTTGAAGTTAAAGAATGGCTCAAAAAAAGACTAGAGTTTGCTAAAGATATTCTAATCAAGACTGAACTCCCAGACAGCACTGAAAAGTATGGAAGAATTATTGGGCATCTGTTTATTAATGGAGAAGCAACATCCATTAATAATCAAATGATTTCTGAAGGATATGCTTGGGAATATGATGGGGGAGCAAAGAAAAAAGATTTTGCTTTACTAGAATCAAGAAGGAAGAAATAATCACTTATCGTGAAACTCTTTATACTGCCTTTTCTTTTCTTGTTTTTGTTCTTTCTTCAGTAACTTATTGACTTTCTTAAGAGACTCACTTTTTTCAAAAGCAAAGAACACCTGAAGTTCATAAGGGGTAAGATCTCTGTTCAAGAGTTTCTTGCCCCTTACAAATATCTGTTGAACAATAGGTTTCATTTTACCTACCATCCATTCCACCAGAGATTTGCCAATAAGAGCCGCAGCAACAGAAGCAGTAGCAGTGGTGCCAGCAAGAACAACTTGTTCTTTAGGTGGGATTGGAACTTGTCCAATAAGGGGTACTTCAATGATAGGTACTCCTAGGTTATTAGTGGTTAAATTGCCTTCAGCAGACCCTTGAGTAAGGGGGGGTTGAGCAATCTGAGGCAGTTGAGGTAGGGGGGTTTTAGCATCTGGCAACCCTCTAGATTTTTCTTCTTTAGGTTCTTCTTTTCCTTTTTGTTCTGCCTTTACAGCGGCATCAAATTCTTCCTGTGTTGGAACATTAATTACAGGATATTTTATAGAAGGGTCTGGAGCTGTAAAGACAGGTAATGCCAGACCCTGTGTTAATGGGTTATCAAACCTCTGAACGGGTAGTTGCTCTACTGTAGTCTGGGGTATCCCCTGGATCGCAGTTTGAGCAACCTGCTGTTGAGGTATCTGCGATTGTGATATCTGCTGGAGGTTCTGGCTCTGGAGTGGGTTCAACTGTTGTGATTTCAGGTTCCCTACGAGGTTGATCTCCATCTTTATCATCTCCTTTCTTTAGAGTGTCAACTCCAAAGGTTGCAGCTGCTGCAGTGAATACAGTAGCAATGAATGTTGGGTCCATCTTAGCGAGAAGACCTGCATATGATGCTGTAAGAAGAGCTGCACTCCAACTCAATACAGTAATCCTAACAATAGTGCTCATACATTTTTCCTTTTTTTGTGGTTCTGCCATTGTCCTTTCTGAATGTGATTAACCTTTTTTCCAAGATTCACCTTCAGCCTTTCTTCTACGAGCAAGTCCTGCCTCTACATTAGAACCAGGATTTCTGTAGAGATATAAAGCATCTGGAACTAAGTCCCATTCTTTATTTTTCAATCGTTTAGTAATAGTATTAAAGTTATCACCACCGTAAAAACCGGCACCAAGATTATAAGCAAAGCTGAGCAGAGCTCCTCTTTTCCCATCTGACATTTCACCCCAATGTGGAATTTTTCTGAGTGCAGGAAGAAACTGATTCTTACACTGACTAATCAGTAATTCATCTGCTTCCTGTTGAGTGATTTGATCTCCCATTTGGAATGGGGATCCATCTTTCTTGCGAGTTGACCCCCAACCAATTGTGATTGGAAGTCCACCAGAAAGAGGATCTGGGTATGCCTTTAAATGGCATCCTTCAAATTCCTTTATTAACTTAATTCCCATCATTGGGACATCATCTCCACCTGAAACAGGAGCAGAAGCTGCAGCAGTTGGAGCAGATGCTGGTGCAGCACTAGTCTTTTTTCCTCTGTAAATCTCAGCCCAATCAATGTTATCTTCCAGATATTTAACTGGAAGATTATCCTCTAACCATTGAACTGCCTTCACATGGTTAGGGTTTCTATCATCATAAAATTTAAAGAAGTTGTGTAAGTCTATTCTTGCCATGGTTTTTCTCCTCAGTCGAAAATTCTACCCCAACCATCGTTGCCACCTGGGCACCAACGATGCTTAAGCATTGCTTTTGTGTAAATGGTCTTCTTACCATTTGTTACTGGACCAGTGTAGTTATCATTGCATGAACCATATGGATCATTACAATAGTAACCTTTACCATCTGGAGTCTTACCAATCACTACAACCATGTGCCCACCAGTAGGTGCAGAAAGAGAACCCCTATGCAGGATACCAATAACAACAGGTTTCCCAGCATCAAGACTCTTATCAATATCATTAAAAGAAAGATTGTAACTAAAGTGTGACTTAACTCCATAACCTGCCAGAACTTTTGTCTGAACAGCATGGTCAGTTGTGTCACCAATAGCGAACACCTTTTTAACATATTCATCATCACCCTTGATTGAACCTGGCTTTAAAAAAGCAAGGCACATAGCACAGGATGAACTATTACAAGTTCTATGTGCATCCCTGTAGTTATCTACTTGATTGAAGTATGGGACTGCTAGAACTGCTGGAGTTGGTGGTTTGGTTCTAAAGATTCCAATCCAATCGGTCTCAGAATCATCCATGAATTCAGCAGGTAGATTATCCTCTAACCATTGAACTGCTGCTACATGGTTCGCATTACCATCATCATAATACTTGAAAAAGTTATGAAGATCTAATGTCATTATCCTTGAAATAGCACTGAGCTATTTATCATAAGGCATTAAAAAACCCCCTATAAGGGGGTTATCAAATCACCACACACCAGGAATAATCTGTCCAGTAGTGAGGTAAGTACCAACAGCAATTACAAAACCTAGCATTGCCAAACGTGCATTGAGGATCTCTGCCTCAGGGGTAAAACCGAATTTCATTTTGTTTCTCCTTGATAAGGGTGTTGTTGTTTAAGATCTGGGTTTGGGTTACAAACCATTCTTTCTTTGACAGGTTTGATAACAATAAATTTGTCATTCTTTAGGGTGCCAGCAATCTTGACTTCTAATTCAATCTCACTATCCCACCCAATTTCTTGGAGGGCAACACCTAGTTGCCCAAGCATTCCAGCACTCACAGGTTCTCTTCCTGCTGAGTAAGAATCACACAATCACTGGTAGGATATGCCACACAAGTGAGCACCCAACCTTCTTCCATTTGTTCATCATCAAGGAATGATTGCTCAGAATTATCTACCGTTCCACTGATGAGTTTACCTGCACAAGCAGAGCAAGCACCAGCACGACATGATGAAGGAAGATCTACACCTGCTTCATCAGCAGCTTCAAGAATATATTGATCATCAGGGCACTGAATAACAGTCTCAGTACCATCAGGGGATTGAAGGGTAACGTTATAAGTTGCCATTAGTAAGTTTCACAAAGTTTTTCTACAGATGCTGCCAACAGTACGAAGAAGGCAACTGATGTCAGTGTAAACAAAATTGAAGTCATTGTCAATCAATTGTCAGAAGATGCCGAAGAAGAGTTTGCCAGTGCCAACATAAGAAATGAGACCAGCAATAATACCGACCATTGCCCAGCGCCCATTGTACTTCTCCTTTACTTGGTTGGGAGTATCCATCCCATAGTTTTCGTAGTACATAGTGGGTTCTTTTGCCCACATGTTTTGCTGACCACGATCATTAGTTGTTACAGTCATTGTACATTCGTTAAGAATTGTTACACAATTATATAGCAAAAATAAAGGGGTGTCAAGCACCCCCTGTATCATATGATACTTATTTTGTCAGATGATCAGAACCTGAAGGTCGTTTGAATCACACCACCATAGTTAGAAGATGCGTTCTTAAATGCCTGATTGTTAGAGACATAGAAGATTGCAGGAGTTACGCTAATATTATCGCTAACTTTGTAACGATAAAACGCTTCCCACATCAGAGCGTCTTTGGTCAGAGTAGTCGCGTTGCCAGGTTGACCGATGGCAAAACCAGAGGCATTGCCCTTAGCAAACACATCGCTCCACTGAACGCCTGCCATCCAAGTCTGAGAGTT